GTATCCGGGGAGATCCTCAAAGTCTACCTCGCCTCCTAGGATGCCGTCGCCTATAGCGGCCTTACGAATCATGTCCTCAAGGATAGCGTTATCTACAGTACCCGTTAGTACTGATGTAGCGCTTCCGGTAGACGCTAGGTCCTGCTGGATGTACGGGTTTGTTTCTATTCCTGAGTTACCGTACTCCTCAAAGATACTGCCTAGGATCTCTTCGTCACCGTTAGCCGCCGCTATGTCATCGTAGAGTCCTTTGTGCATGGCAGAGTCTACCATGTTGTCTACGTACTCTTGGAACCCGTCAACGTCTTCTAAGTAGTAAACCTCAAATCCAGCAATGTCTCGCCAAGTAGCGTTACCGGCCCTTATGTCGTCCAAAAGGTCATTAAACGCTTCGGCCTCTTGCTGACGATAGATACGATCAATGTCATCTACCGGATCAGTCTCTTCGTAGAAGGTCCCCAGAAGCTGACCAAAGAGGTCCGTAAGCAGATCAACCCACTCGTTAGTAGTATATTGGTCTTCACCAAGCCAGTTGTATCTGTTTACGCTAAAGTCAGGCATCTACTGTATCCCTCTCAGCTCAGGAATCTTGAGTGGAAACTTCAGACTGCATGGCCTCAAACTTCTCAATGAGCTTGTCACAGGCAGACGCAAGCGCCTGACGTACATCGACAGACTCGTCTAAGGTAGAGGCTCTGAGGGTGGATAGGGTTTCGATTAGCTCTTGGGCGTTAATAAGGGGGCTGTTGCTACCATTTTTGTATAGGTTTCCAGAGAAGTAACCGTCTTTGAATCTGACCCCAGAAGTGCCGAGGTCAAGGGCAGATGGGTTGTTTGTCCCGTTTCCATCCACCGGGAAAACTTCCCCATCACCAATCGCTAACCCTAGATTGTTCTGTTGCCTAACCCAGAAAACAGAATTGGTTTTCAACGTATTCACCGTGCCAGAGAACGTGGCGTTGCCTGTGGCGTCGATGGTGAGGGCTGAAGAACTATCAGCGACACGGAAGTCATAGCCGGAAGCCCTGCTGACCGCCGTAATATATTGCGCACCATTCCTGTCGTAGCTTTGTGTATATGTGGAGGCAGGTATAAGCGAGGCGCTGAATAGAAGCTCATCGCCTCCGGAGTCTGATACTACTAGCGGGCCTTTTGGGTCATCCGTGCCAATCCCCACGTTGCCACCATCAACAATCACGGTGCTATCAGGCGTCCACGCATTAGCAGAGTCGTGCCACGTGGCAATCTGGCCCTCGGTGTCACCATCCGTGATGTGGCCTGTGTTGCGGCCTGAGGCCCAGATCCACTTGCCACCCACAAGCTCCCACCCGTGGTTCTCAGGGTTGTCTACAATTCTCTCAGTCTTCATTTGTAATCTCCTGAGTTACTGGGGATTCTTGGATGTCTTGGGTTACTGCGGAATCCTGCATGGCCTCAAACTTCTCAATAAGACCACCGACAGCGTTGCCGATAGCATCACGGAGACCCTCAAGGGTTGTCTCGTCTTTAGTGGCGTTGCGTAGGGTGGATAGGGTTTCGATTAGGTCTCGGGTTGAGATAGCTACGCCCGTGTCTGTAATAACCGTGCCTAGCCTGCCGACAGTTCCGTAAACAGTGCGCCATCTAAAGCCAGAGCTTCCAAGGTCGAACTTACCCCCCTCCGCACTGCCAGTAGAATTAGCTGGCACAACGCCGTTTCCGTTAAAATAAATACCGTTGCCGCCGTTGGGTATAGAGCCACTAGCCCTATACACGCCGCCGCCCCAAGTTGTTGCTTGGTCAGCAGTCACCGTGCCAGAGAAGTGGCCGTCTTTGAATCTATCATTAATGCCGCCCACATCTATCGACGCGTCTGCGCCAAGATTCCCAGTACCGTTGTCTGGATACAGCCCAGCATTAGAAATGACAATGCCGCTGTTGTTGCTTGGCCTCAAGAATCTGCCCGTTTCAGAAGCAACATTGCCAGAGAACGTGGCGTCGCCCGTGGCGTCGATTGTGAGTCTAGGAAGAACACCGTTAACGCCTTCCCTAGTGGAAAGGATAAGAGAAGAGCGATTTGTTCCTTCAGATACAGAAGATATTTGCGATTCGCAAAAACCATCCGTAGTGTCTGCTATCCGTATAGTTGCGGCCCCCGGGTTTTGCACACGGAGTGAGCCTCCTTGAACGTGTAGAATGTCTTTTGGGTCGTCTACGCCAATGCCCATGTTGCCGCTGGCATTCACAGTCACAGCAGTGTTAGCCCGCCACTGATCGTAAGAACTGTCCCATGTAGCAATGATGCCGTCCTGTGAGCCGTCAGCAATGTTGCCGTCAGCACCGTCAGCACCGGGAGCGCCGTCTACACCACTAGGGTGCTCTAGCCACTTGTCACCGTCGTAGACCCACATCATCGCAGGCGCATCCATAGCCGTAGGAACCTCCATCCAGAGGTCACCCTCTTGAGGAGTCGGGGGAGCCGTGGCCCCAATCTTGACCGGACGGCCCCCTAGTTGTACAACTTCGTCGGAGGCGTCCTTGGTGTAGATGTTTTTACGCTCAAGGTCAATCGCTAGTTCACCACGCTCAAGCTGATTGGGCGCTGGGTCCTTAGCGGTTGCTGAGTGTTTTGTAATAATCGTAGTAGCCATTTATGACAACCTCCGTGTACCTTAGTAAGTTCCGCAGATGATAGTGTCCACGGAAGCCTTATCGTCTAGAGCGTCCTGAAGGCCAGTAACATCATCAATAACGTGCGTGTGGTCGAGGTCTGTCTTGTCATCCAAGGCGTCCTGAAGTCCTGTTACGTCTGAGATAACGTGAAAGTGTGCCTCTGGAGGGAATTCAGTAGGCTTGTTCCCCACTTGGTTCCAGTCCACTGATACCGTGGCGTCAAAGTGTACACCAGTCCATCCAGCCGAACCACCTTCAGATACAAGCCAGTCACCTGAGTTATACGTCCCGCCGTCAAAGGACCCCGCCTTCTCACAGATAAAGTAGATGTTCTCTGAGCCAGCCGGAGGAGGATTAGGAATTGGGCCTGCACTTAAGCCTTTGTCATCACCAGCGTCAGTGACAGAGGTGATCTGGTCTGTAGACATGTCCACAGTACCGCCAAAGGTTAGCTGACCCTGAAGCGCACCGATCTCTGACTCAATATCAGCAATAGCCGCTAGGATGTCTGCAATTTCCTTCTGGAGGGTCTGGGGGTCATTGTCGTTACCTGAGGCTGTTACCTCGGTGTACCCGTGAAAGTGGTCTGCTGGGTTAAATTCTGTGGGAACGTTGTCTAACTGAGACCAGTCAATAACTGAGCCAGATACGTCTGCACCCAACATGATTACGTTGTTGAGTAGGTCCTTAGTGTAAATTAGCTTGTTCGATACGTCAATAGCGAGTTCGCCGGGACCAGAAATATCTGCATCTCCGGGTGCGCCAGTGCCGTGCTTAATATAGATCTTAGTAGCCATAGTATGGATTCCTTTAGTTAGAAACTACCGCCCGACACGATAGACGTGAATGATGGATTTTCTCCTGCGAGGTTCATAATCTCTGGTGGCTTATCTTGGATGTGGTCCCACTTAACAGGGCCAGAAGAGCCACTCCCGCCGGTAGCAGAGATTTTCATGCCGTATCCTTCCTTGGTGATGCTAATGCCGTCACCGGCTTGGAAGTCTAAGACTTGAGTACTCATGACATTAGTAGTACTAAAGCCGTCTATCTTGTAAGTCCAGTACTGATAGTTATCAGCATCTATGTTTGCTACAATGCCAGCGCCGTCAACCGTGACAGTGTCTCCAGCGAGGCTAACGTCAACGCCTCCTTTGCCCTCAAAGTTGGCAGTCTTTCCAGACTTAACCTCGTACGGCGTCCCGTAGTCCACCTGAAGCTTCCAGTGACCGTAGTCAGTGCCTCCGGGCGTACCACCTCCGTTACTGTTGATATTATCAATTTCTTGATTGATGTCGGTGATCTCTTGGTTGATCTCTGTCACCGCGTCTACTAAGTACTGGTTAGCGTCCTCCTGAGTGACTACTGTCGCCCTCTGGGGGTTTGTCAGGAGTACGTCTCGGGTAGTTACGGGGCCAGTACTTCCCCCGCCACCAGCACCACCTCCGGGTTTACCAGAGGAGCCTGTACCAGAGCCACCTTCACCACGATAAATAGGCATAGATTAATCCTGAAGAAAAAGGAAGGGGCCGTTGCCGACCCCTAGGTACATCTTAAGCCTTAACAGCCAAGATGAGGCCGTTCTCAGCACGGTACTCACGTGCACCGTACAGAGTGTCAGCAGTGTACAGAGTAGAGAGGTACTCTTGCTTGTACTGAGTCTGCGAACGTACAGCCATCTGCTCTGCAAGAACGATAGCGTCCTTGTGGAAGAACAGACATCCACGAGAGTTAGCGTTCAGAGTCGGGCAGTTGCTAGACACGTAAACGTCAACACCGTAGAGGTTACCGATGAGGCCTGACTCAACAGCGCGTCCGTTGACAAAGTCACTGGACACGTACCGGTCAATACCCATGATGTCACGACGAGCCGCAGGAGGAATCACGAGAACGCGATTGTCCATCGGTACGTTGTTGTCATCCAAGACCTTGATGGCCTCGCGGAAACCTTCGTCGTTAAAGGCATCAGGAGTCGCACCAACCACGTTAGGAATGACGCTAGTGCCGTCAAACTGCCAAGAAGCAGAGTGTACCCAATCAGCTTCTACGGGGGTCAGAGTGCGGTTATCAACGTTGTCGCCCCATCCGGTAGCACAGCTCATGAGGTCTGAGTCAACGCGGAGAGCGAGCTGGTAACCAGCGTCTTCTGTGTAGAACTGACGGAGTGAGGACAACGCCTGTACTTCTACGATGTCTTCGATCAGGCGCGAGTACTCAAAGTGCCGATCAACGAGGATCTGCATTTCTTGCTCTACGTTCGCCTGAATAGTAACGGCAGTGTCTTCTACCTTCGCGCTAGCCTCGCCTCGGATGGGCTTGGGTACGTGAATGGTGTCGCCTTTCTTACCGCTCATGGTCATACGCTTTACAAGCGGAGCCATCTTGAGGTTCTTTTGGTAAGCGGCAATGATCTCATCACTCCAGATTTCTGGAATAAAGGTATCAGCCGCTGTTTTGTTGACGATTGAACCGCCGCCAACTGTTCCGGGATAGTTTTCAAAAGCCATGATAATTCTCCGTTAGGCTATCGAACGCGTCCCTCAGAGTAAGCCTTGAGAATGTCTTCTGACATCATCTGGTAACGCTCAGGGTCGTT